AAATTTATATCATATGTTAAAACATATAAATCTAAAACTGTTGGTAATGTTCCTGCCTCATATTCACCAACTTTATTAGGTTGAACATGAGCTTTTGCAACTACACCTAAATTAGCAGGCATTGATAATGCTCTAACTAAATAATCTTGTGCTGTTACTGTTCTTAATTGGTTTTGGAAATTACCTAAAGCATTTTGTCTTATTTCTTCAACAGTATCCCCATCCATACCTCCATCTGCTGCTAAAACATTATTTGAAGCTACAGAGGCAAATATATCATTTGCTAATGAAGTATTAGTTAAATCTGGGTTTATGAATGTTATGTTAGTATCATCTACAGCTGTTAAAGTACCTGCTTCAACATTTGAAGCTGCACCACCTCCTGTTAAATATCTAACTGTTAATGTAGTATTATAAGGAGCAATTCCGTAAGTATTAGTGTAAACAAAATTTAATGGTGAAAAAGCAGTTGTCATTTTTGTTTTTTCAAAAGGTAATCCTAGTCCTACATTATCTGGATTTGGAACTATTTCTTCATCAACAAATCTTGTACTTCCTGCTCCAAATTGCATTTGTAATGATCCTGAATTTAAAAAACGAGTAGAAAATCTTCTTTGTACTGGTTTTAATTCTAATAAATAAGGTACTTCTGTATCTGTATCCCAATTAGGATCATTTGTATTAGTATTTCTAATTGAATTAAATATATTTTCTTGAGCTAAGTTAGGAACTTCCCACCATATATTACCATCCGAATCTATAACATCTAAAATCCCAATTATATTTTGTGCATCAAGTGTTCTAGTATCAAACTTTATTGAATTAGTAAAAGTTAATTGTTGAGTATTAATAGTTGCAGATATTGCCTTTCTTCTCTTTTTTAATAAAAAATATGTTGGGTTAATACCCGATATTTGGTATACTGAAGTTTCAGTTGGATCTAGTGAACTAGATGCTTGAAAATCTACTGCATCTTCTATTAAAAATTTCATTGTAGCATCTACATTAGAAGAAACTTGTGTATTTTCTGGTATTACTACAGCATAATCATAATCAGGTACATACAAACTTGCACTTAATTTTGCAGGAACTTGTTGATAAAAATCTAAATCTACTGATGCAACTGTTGTAACTTTAGGAACATATCCTAAAGAATATGCTAAAGCAAATAGATTAGTTTGTTGTCTAGCTTTTTGTATAAATGTTTCTTGAATTTGATTATCTAAATAAAAAGACAAAACATCACCTACATAAGCAGCCATTTCCATAAATAACATACCTGTAGATGTTTCAGTAAAATCATTGTATGTATTTGGGAAGTAAGTTTTTGAATATTGTATCAAACTACTCCTTAGAGAATTAAAATCTCTATCTATATATCTTATGTCTCTTTCTAATTTGCTCATTATTGTAATAATATATTAATTTCATCATCTACACCAAAATTTGTTATTTGGTAAGTTAATGTAAAATTTACTGTGTTTTCATCAGGTACATTATCAAATTGTAATTCTTTAATTATAACCTCTGGGAAAAATTGTATAATATCATTTTGGATATTATTTTTTAATTCATCAGTTGTTATATCTATAATATTTTCGAATAATAAATTTCTTAAATCAGCACCAAAATTTGGATTAAATACTCTTTCACCCTTATTTGTTAATAAATAGTTAACCATATTGGCTTTTATTTGATCTCTTGTATAGTATGTAGGTACAAAGACAGCATCCCCATTTAAGGGGAAACCAAAACCAATTGCTCTACTTTTTTGTAGATCTATAGGCCATTTACTTTGTATTACTCTTGCCATTATTTACTATTCATTAATCCCATTATCTGAGTCATATCAACTTCACCTGGTGGTAATGTCCCATTTGCTACATCCATACCTGCTTGTGGTCTAAATGATTGTGCATTACTACTATTAAATGCTTGTGTATCCCCTAATATATTTTTATAAGCTTCTCTTTTATCTGTAGCAGACATTTGAGGAGTTGTAGGTGTTGGTGGTTGTACTTTTTGTTCAACCACAGGTACTGCTGTTGGGGTCACAACTTTTGGTGATTTAACAGCTTCTAATAAAATATCCTTTAATTCTTCTTGAATTGCTTCTTTTACGGCTTCTTTTATTATTGATTTAAGTGCTGATGATTTCATTTTATTTATAAATATTAAATTATTACGTTTTTTACAATGTTTCAATAGCAAAATTTGATTGATTTGCATTTACACCATAATTATTAATTATTCTCATTGAGTAGTTCCAAATACCTGTTTCAGATAATTGTATTGGATCTGTAGCTGTTACATCAAAACCACTTACCCATTGTTCTCTTTGAGTTTGTGCATTTAAAGGTTTATTTCCTTTTTGGAACTGTAGTATAGTATTAGTAAAAGTCTGTGCACCTGCTCCTCCATTAGTAGTCATTGTTACTTTAACTGGTTCATTTACAACTAAAGTTCCTGTTACTTCATTTCCATCATCAATAGATGATGGTTGTACAATGTTAGGACCATTTAAAACATAAGGCATATAATTTGGATCGTTTTCATTATTTGATGATGTACCTTCAGTGTCTGTACCCCCAAACCCATCTCTAATTATTTCAAGGTCATTCAATGGTCTACCAATTCTTAAACCTAAAAGAAAATTATCAATTTTATACTTCATTTCAGAATATAAAACTTCTACTGTTGCACTATATGAATAATCAGCTGCTGTAAATCCTTTTGGAGAATTATAAATTGTAACTGTTGATAAAGATGTAGTAAATTTATCAGCAGTTGAATAATAAAGCATTCCATCTGCCCCAAAATCTCTTGTAGCTCTTATTCTTCTTCTATCAAATGTAAAAGTATTATCTGGATCATATTCTAATATTAATCTAAATCCTTCATAAATTAATCCAGGATCTGCATTTTCTCTTAACGCCTGTAATAATTGTGATTCTGAAGTAGCGTTTACTATACCACTAGAACTAGCACCTGTAGCTGCTACTGATGCCATAACATCTGCTGATAATGCTGATGCCACAGCGTCTATTTCGTTTTGTTGTAAGTTTGGGCATTGATCTCCTACTTCTGCTAATGTTTTTACAAATGAAAGAGTAGTTACTACGGGTTGTATAACAGCATCTAAAGCATTTAATTTTGTTACTACTGTGTCTATCATATTAAGTACACCTCCTGCTAATACTGGTACTGCTTTTGTAACACCTTTACCATATGTTAATAATTTATCTAATTGATCTAAAGAATCAGATAATATTGTTAGTACATTTACAGGTATTGCAATTGCAGGAGCACCAAATGCAGTTGGTATTGGTATTGCTTTAATTACTTTTACAGCTGCTGAAACTGTTGATATTATACCATCTAATGTTGAAGCTGTTGTTGTTAATGTTCCTAAAGGAGTTTGAACTGTTTGTAAAGCTGATGCTATTTTGTTTTTATTATCAATTAAAGCGTTAACACCTATTAATATACTATCAACAGATTGTATAGCTTTATCTTTTTGAGATTGAGTTAATGGAGGTATATTACAAATTACTTCAGGCGTAAGTAAAGAAGATGGGTCATCAATTTGACCACTTACTAAAGCCATAGGATCAATCTGCTGGATTTATTCCTGTGTTTGATAAAGCTTTCAATCCCTCTTCCTTAAGTTTATCCTCCATAGAACCAATAGCAGACTCTAGCTTACCAGTATCCTTGGCTACATTAACTACTTGTTTTACTACTACCGCTTCTAATCCCATTATTTAGTTTTACTTACTTTTGATTTATACTGTTCTATTGCCCCTATACACTTTTGAGCTGCTTGTTGGACTTGTACAGCTGGTACTGGTATTGCTGGATTTATTACAAATGGAGGTCCTGCTCCTATAGGAGTTTGTAATGCTGTTGATAATGAAACTAACTTATTACATAACTCATTAAAATCAGCTAAAAATTTATCTCCTAAAATAACAGGTTCGGTTGCATATTTATCTCCTAAAAATATTTCTTTTGATTGTACTATTGTTTTAGGTGAATCAATATTAACACTTTCTAAAGAATTTAAATTAATTGTTTTTTGTGCACTAAATAATATTGAATCATCTTTAGCATTAAATACTAATCTGCCAGAATTTAATAATACTTGTTCTCCTGTGTACTTATCTGTTGATGTAGGTTTAGAAAAATATGAATCGTATTTCTTACTTGCTACATCTATAGGAATTGCTTGTGTTGAAGTTAAATATATACTTGATTTATCTTCATTTATATCTTCTACTTGTGGTACCCAAGGATCTGTTGATTCCTCATGTTGACCATTTTTTATTATTATAATAGGATCTCCATCTTCACCATCTCGAGACCAAGGATTTGTGATTTTAGCTTCTTTAACTGTTGAACCAAATCTTATAGTATTACCCCATCTACCTTGTACAATATTATCACCTTCATAAGGTAATAAATTTCTTATAGATAATTTTTCTTGAAATGTATCTCCTAAATCAATTTCTGTTCCTCCATCTGTTACTCTTCTAACAGCTCCTCCTTGTGTTTGTTCATAATCCTGTTGTTGAGAAGGAGGTAATGTATCAGAATGTATAGGATCTGGTATAGCATTGTGATGTACACTATTCCATATATTAATAGGTTGGAAGTAATAAAATGCTACTTCATTTACATTTTCTTGTATATCACTATTAGGTAATGCTATTATATAAACTACTTCATTTTCTAAAGGAATTATTGATTGATTAGGAAATAAAGGTCTAGCAAAGTTATCTGTTGTAAATGTATCTGAAGGATTTGGATTATTTATTATATCAAAAAATATACATCCAATAGAACTCCATTCACCAAAATCCTTAAATGCTTTTTGCTCTGTTGTATCATCTAACATAGCATGCATAACCCTACCTGAAAATACACCTGATTGTCCAGATTTAGGTGATTTTGGAGCATTAAGACTCCCTAATCCTGATGTAGGTTTAATTGGCATGTTTACTCTTCTTTATTATCTTTTTTAATTTGAAGTTTATCCATTTCAGCTATTAATTGTTCTTTTTCTTCATCAGTTATTCCTAATCCACCATCTTCATCTACTGAATTTACAGCTCTTTGAATAATAGTAGCCATTTTAATTAATGCGTCATCATTTTTAACTCCAATTTCCATATATTCCTTAATTAAAGGAACAATTAAAGTAGCATCACCTATTTCTTGAATTAAAGGTTTTAATTCTGAAATTAAAGCGTTTACTTGTGCTGATTTGGTTTTTTGATTATTATAAATCTCTTCTAAAATATCAGAAAATTTTTTATCCCCAAATACTATTGAATCTAATTGGCTCATAATTTTTTGGTTATAAATATAACTAACTTAATCTTTTGAGGCAGGATAATATCCATGTTCCAAATAAACCATATATTTTTCCTTGAATATTTTATATAAAACGTTTGCTATTTTTGTAATTTTTGGAGTTTTTACATCTACCATTTCCCTAATATAAATGTATAGTGCTTTTTTATTAAATACATCTATGTTATCTCTTTTTCTAAATAATTCTAAAATTGCGTCTGCTATCTTAGCATCATTACCTTTAGGAAAAATATCATAAATTTTATCTGTTATTTCCTCTACGAATTGATCTATAAATACAGATAATTTATCTTCATATTTATATCCTTGTAATGCTAATTCATCTCCTTCAAACTCCTTTTCAGTTAATAACTCCATCCCATCTTCCATTTTTTGTGAAGTAACAAATCCTGGGTCTAGTTTATCTAAATTTGAGTAATTATTAATATCTGTTATTTGAATATTTTGGATTTTCTTACCATAATTTTTAGTATTATATACTATTAACCATCGTTTTACTATAGTACCAAAATATGAATAAGCCTTTGCTCCGTTTTCTGGGTTAAATAGGTGAATTTTACTTAATAAAAACACCATAATTTCATGTTGTAAGTCTTCTAAATTTTCAACTTCAGTATAATAAAATTTAAAAGTATGGATAATATTTTGAGTTAATTTATAAAAGGGCCAATGGATATGGTCTTGGTAGATGTCACTTCTCTCTTCTTTATCTGTTGATGCATTATATCTTACGATAGCAGCTTCTGTTTCTTTTGTAAAATATACTCTACCTTTTCTTTCTCTTTTATTCTTCTCAATTATATGATCCATTTATTCTTAGATTTTTTTGATATTAAAATCATTAAGAATTTCTTGTATTTGTTTAATTGATTTGAAAAAGAAGCCTATTTCATCATCGCCTTCGAATGAACCCTTAATGTCTATTTTCTTAATTTTTTCTTCCGAAACCTCGATTACTCTAGATATATTATCTAAATATTTTAAATACCCTAATAAGATATCTTCTTGTTTTTCATTTTTACGTAATAAATTAATAGTCGTGAATGTAAGCACCACGACTATTATTGACAGTATAATTATTGTTGTTATCATAGATTGTCTAACATGTTCTTAAGTCCTGCACTTTTTATAGTTCCTAATGCTTTTGACTTAGTTGATTTGTTTTTGTTTGAGTCCAATGTAAAATTCTTCTTTTGGGTATCCAAGTTATTTCTAGAAAACTTAGGTAACCATTCTTTTTCAAATTCTATCCTAGCTGCCATCATATCTGCTTGATGTAGAATAAATGGTAAAGATGTTCTAGGTTTTTGCTCTGGCATCCATCCTTTTAAGTATTTATCATTGGCTACATCATATAAACCATCATGAGTTTGTATTGCTACCATTTCATTAAAATTATATTTAATGTCATGTGATTGTAGTAAAAACAATCCTCTATCAGGTACAGATGCAAATGGTACTTTATTATTGAACATATAATCTTCACCTAACTTTTCCTTTCTCCATTTATCTGTTTGTGGGATATAAGAATCTTGTTCTTCATCACCCATTTTTCCTAAATCATGATTAATAGCTGAAAATACAAGTTCTTCAACTGTAAAAGTAGTAATATCTACTCCTTCTTCTTTCCATAATTCATATTGTTTAAGAGCACAACGAACTACTCTATTAACATGATCGATATATCCTCCTGGAAATGCGTTATGGTATTCTTTTTTATGAGCCGCAGGCATCATAATTAGCCTATCCTCATATTTTTTATAAAATTCAATTAATTTATCTTTTCTATCTCCTGTAATATGTACTTCTATATTATTAAGAAATATTTCCCAATTTGATTGAATTTGTTCTGCTGATAATTTCATAACTTTTATTTTTTATTTATCCGTTTCTTAATGCTGCATGTTCTCTTTCTAACTGAGATTCTAAATCTCTAAGTGTATTTTCTGTTTCTTCAATTTTTGAAATAAAATCATCAACTGGTTGTTGTGATTTTACCATTAATTTTAGATTAGTCAATTGACCTTGTATTTTATTAGTAAGACGAACAATTGTTTCTGGGTTGCGTAATGCCATAATTTTTGTTTTTATTAATTGATTTGGGTGTTCCTTATACCCTGGTACCTTATTTCTCTAATCACTCTATTTTCTCATCCCTTAATCCCTGTACCTCCAATATACGACGATGGATTATCAACTCCAACCTTAGATTCAAGACTTTTCATTTTCTTTGAAACCTTCAATAAAAAAGCGCATCTTTCATATTGTTCTGTTTGAGTAAAATAACTAATACCTAATTTAAGAGCCGTGCCTAAATATTCGTCTGAATAGTATTTTAATGCGTTTATATGCGCGTCCTCTCTAAGATCAACGTTCTTGATGTATGACCAAGCTCTATTGTATGTAACATGCTCTCCAGCTTCTTTTATATCATCTATATCAAATTCACCATTAGAATTTTTAAAGAATGTAAGTACTTTTTTATTAAAATTTATATGATTAAGAACAAGTTTTTTATACATCCCTATATAATATACAGGAGATGATTTTAATTCATCATAAGACACTTTTTCTCCCTTAGATAAATCTTCATTATCATGTGAGAATAATCCAAATATGTCTTCTAAATTACTTGTCATTAATACTTTTCTTTACTTTCACCACCTTGTATTCTATATAAAGCATATTCCCATTGTTCACATACATTTTTATACTTATGTTTATCTTGAGAATTCATTTTCTTTATCTGTTTATTCCATTTGGTTAATAACTTTTTATCAGAATGGACTTTATTATAAATATCCATCATTACATACTCTTGATTAGACGTCATTATAAAGGGGCTTTACGTGGTTGCTGCTAATATATGTCATAAATACTAGCAATCCAAGCTATTTTAAAAAACTTAGGAGGGTAGGCAAGAAGGGACTTGAACCCTCATGTAACCAGTTACTCTTTCTACAAGGTATAAGCTTGAGGAGATACTTGCCCATATAGTACACCAGACAGGAATCGAACCTATAACCTACAGCTTAGAAGGCTGTTGCTCTATCCAATTGAGCTACTGGTGCATAGATGTACCACTGGACGGATTCGAACCGTCACTCACCATTCGGCGAAACAGATTTTAAGTCTGTCGTGTCTACCAATTCCACCACAGTGGCATTTGGTTTATAATTTATTATTTATTTGGGATATTTCCTCTTCTAATGATTTGACTTTCTTATCAATGTTAGGAATTTGTACTTCAACATCAATTCTATCTTTATTGGCTGGATGATATGACCACATTTCATCTCTAATTTTACCTAATTGAATTATCTCGTTAATTAATGCTAATTTCTTTTTTTCTAATTTTTCTTTATTCATAACTTAAATTTTAATATACATCCCAATCTTTAGCTGCTATTTGTAGTGCTAATAATGGGGAGGAGTCTGGGAATTCTTTTATATGTTTTAATGCTGTGTATATTACTTCAACCTCTAATCCATATCTTTTAGTATTATCTAAAACTTCTAAAATACCAAGCATTTCATTTGAACCTACTTTATCTAAAAAATCTTTACGAACTTGATCCATCATCATCATTTTTGATAGTTACTGGTATTTGTTGTCCATCTGGTGTAGTTGCAACCCAATTTTGACCTTTTTTCTTTTGATTCATACTTTCAATCATAGTATCTGCTGCTGCTTTAAATCCACCCGGAAACATTTCCCAACATCTATCTCTACCATTTTGTCTATAAATCTTCATGAATGCTTTATTTAATTTCATTCTATCTTTATATTCATCATAGCTTTCACTTTCTTCTCTTTTATTATCAAGATTTATTCCTTCGAATATACTTCTTTCTTCTATTTCTTTTTTCTTTCTATCAACATATTCTTTTGTACGAGGATCATCTTTACGTAGAGTTTGTCCCTCTTCTCCAAATGTAATTAAAGTTTCGTCTTTTTTATTATCTGCCATTTTTTAATATTTAAATTATTAACTTATTTTTACTAATAAACTTGGTGAAGCATTAATCATACTTCTTGTACCATCTAAAGCCATTATCTTAATATTTTTATTATTTATTTTTTGAATTAAGAATTGAGCATTTGGATCAACTTTTCTATGATTAACTTTTACGGTATCACCTACTTGAAAATCTTCTCTTGTTGATTTAATTGGAGCATCTCCTACTTTAGCAGTCATTTTAGCTCTTAATTCATTAGAATCAAATCTAATTGTACCTAATGAAATATGTACACCATAATCTTTTTCTAATTGTGCTACTGCTTTTTCGAAATCTCCTCTAAATTTTTGAACTTTTTGTTTATTTAACATAACCTTTATTTAATTTAATTAGTATGATTGCTTTTTGCATCTCATTTACCCGTAAATATACGAAAGGGATCTTGGGGAGCCAAATTTTTCCATGAAAGTCTTCAAAAATTATCGACGATTTTTAAAGTGAAGTTCTTGCCTTAGATATTCAAGTTCTCTTTTAGCTTCACCAACTTGGCCTTCATCAAGATATTCTTGTATAATAGTTATTTTTCTATAGATATCATCTACTTTAACATAGTTTTCATTTATGTTTTGTTCTAATCTTTCTATTATTTGGTCTTTAGTCATATTTTTTTAATTTTAAACGCCTCTCTCGAAAAGGCTCCTCTCTTCACATATATAAATCAGTAAATACGTATATACTCATTATGATATAGATAAGTTAAAGTTACCAGTTGAACGAATTGTATATTTGTTAACACCTATTGTTTGTGCAGGTGTAAATTTAAAGGCAGTCATATCACTAGATCCAGAGTTAGGATAAGCTATTGCTAATGTATGGGATGAAGTGACAAGTGATGATGCATTCAATAGAGAATTAAAGTCAGTAATTGATCCACTTATAGTAGTATTGTTAGGGTAAATGTATTTAATTTGGTCATCAGTAAGAGCAGTTGTGAATGGTTGGTTAGCGCTAGCAAATCCTCCAGCTATTAATTCAGTTGCAGTAATTGTAATAGTACCTCCACTACCGTATTCTTCTCCAACTCTAGTTACGACTGCTTTGGAGAATGTACCTCCAACAGTTGTTATTGCTATTTGTCCTCTGTCGCCTCCACTACTACCAACTACATCGAATGTAAATGTGTCGTTTACCGTAGTAGTAAAAAATGTAGAGCTATTTTCTAATTCTTGTCCTAATATGAGAGGACCTACTACTCTAGGACTTCCACCCGCCTGCTGAGTCGCCAAGCCGTTTCCATCCAATACCAAATAACAATCTCCTAGAGATGAGTGTTGGCCTTTTCTGTTGGTTAAACGAAATGAATATGTTGTTCCGGCTGTAAGAACCTCTCCTAAAGAGCCTGTACCATGCATTGATCCTGAAGTATATGATGCCATACTGAAATTTTGTTATAAATATATGCTAGTTGTGGGCTCCGCTTATAATTTTAGTAGAACTCAAACCTTGATAGCGGGGTACATAAATTATTTCTTTTATATACTCTCTTCCTATAATCTCCTTTCCTATATAATCATTTCCTATTACCATCCATCTTGGGGATAGGCCTTTTATTATCGTACGAAGATCATCATCGGTGCCAAAGTGGTGAACTCTATCTACATACTTTATCGACGTTAAGAAGTCAATACGATTCCATAAATTATTCACTGGCCTACTATCTCCTTTCGCTTCTCTTATTCTCTCATCCGTATCTACCCCAACATGAACTACTCCATCCAAAGATCTAGCTTTAGCTAAAAGTTTGATATGCCCCATGTGGAGCACATCAAACGTTCCATTTACCCAAACAACATCACTATGCTGCATACTCTAATGCTACATTAAATAATTCTTTGTTGATTTTAATATCTTGCTTGAAATTTTTAATCTCACGAGCTTTTCTTACTTTACCCGCTGCTCTATATTCAAAATCACCTGTAACGATTTTTTCTTGTACTACATTAAATACACTCCAAAGATCATTACCTGCATCTTCCTTACGAACTGGATTAGTAAGTTCTTTAAGGTCGATTTGAATTCTATTCATTTCTGGCTTTGTAAACCTTGTATTTAAAGCTTCTTTAGCGAATGCAAGAATTTGACTTTCTTCCAACTCTGTAGCTTTCATTCTATTCATTGATTCTACTGTCAATGGTAATTTTTCAACCATATCTTTAATCAATGTTTGAAGATCTTCAAATGAATAACCCATATGTCTCATTTTAACATCTTCGAATTGCTGAGTTGCAATAACAAGACCATTTGAGCAAACTAACCTATATAAACCTGCTTGGAATGTAAAAGCATTTTTACCATCATGAGAGTTAGTCATTAGGATTTGTGGGTAAACTGTATCACCATCTTCTCCATTAATTACAACATCATCATTTCTAAACACCAATAAATGTTTCTGAAAACCTCTAGTTGTAGCTTTACGAGCTTTTACCTCTTTCGCTTCAATAGGCTTCCAACCTAATAATTCCATATCATCAATTACTTTTTCTGTAGGAATGTGAGTGTAATGTTTTGAAACCTCATTACTTGGTTTTTCTGCGAATACCGATGGAGCTACGCTCTTAATATTCTCTTTACTTAAATACTTTGCTGTTTGCAAATCTTCTGAATTCATCATAACTTTTATTTGTTTTTACTGATTATTAATTATCTCTATTTACGTCGTAAATATACGAAAGATATCTTGGGAATCCAAGCATTTCACCGGAAGCCTTCAAAAGCTTTTTAAAGTGCTAATAAGAAAATAACCACCATCATTACAATGTAAATTACTGGTGTTATGTCGATTTTTTTACTCATAATCATATATATGTGTTTTATTTAACGAACGGGTTACTTTAATATGAAGTAGTTATGAATTT